TGATTCTGGTGGAATCCATTCGGTTTGTGGCGCAAACATAGGTCTTTGTATCACTTGTAGTCCCTTTCCATTATCATTTCTAAAAAATGTATTGCTTTTAATATGTCTTGTTTCTTTCCTTTATCTCGATGTCTTATTATATATTTTATAGCACAACCTTCAGGATATAACAACTCATTCTCAACTACAAACTTACTGGGCTGAATTTTATATTTCTGGTAGTGTGATCCTCCGTGCTGCTTGTTCCAAACTTTACTCATAGATCCTCCAATGGATAACTTTTATACTCATCTTTAGGTTGAACGATATGTAGATTTTCTTTTGTTCTTGTTGCACCTACATAAAACAAACGATTTTCATCATCTGGATTTTTTTCATAAGATTTATTTGTGTTGTGACTTAAATCAGAAAGTAAAACTACATTTTGTCTTTCTCCACCTTTTACACTATGTATTGTAGATAATTGTATACGAGGATCTTTGTTTAAAGATTCTCCGTTTCTACGCATTGCTCTTATATATTCTTTTCTATCTATTGGACAATCATCAAAAGCAGAATACCATTCTGTGTTTACATTTAATCCATAATCTTTTGTTAGTTGATCTATTCCATAAAAAGACTCTTTAGCCATACCTTTCATTTTTTGTTTGTGCCAATGAGCAGGTCCCATGTATTTAGAAATTTTTTCCAATTGTTTATAGTTTAATAGTTGACCTTTACGTAAATGTTCCCAGGCTGTAGCTGCGTCTTGTACATCTTTTTCATAAGTTTTTTTAAATCTATTTTCAAAATATAATCCTTTTTGTTTTAATATTTCTTCTAACTCTTCTAACATGTATCTTGTTCGTGCTAAGATCATCCATTCTCCACGTGACATATTAATATCATCAAAAGAGTTGTGCATTGTTAAAGAACCCTCAACAGTTTTAGGTTGCCAGTTTTTTGGTATTCGATTTGATACACGTTGTATTATCTTCATGGCTGCTTCATGTACTCTTCTTGGTATTCTTCTAGACTGAGTAAGATGTAATAATTTTCCTGTTTGTGTTATGAAAGAATCTACATCAGCACCAGCCCATCTAAATATTGCTTGGTCATCATCTCCTGCAATAAAAGAATCACCTGTTTTATTCCAAATAGATTTAGTCATGTCCCATTGCATCAAAGATAAATCTTGTGCTTCGTCAATAAAAACTACATCAAAGTTAGGAGATTTGTCAGACTTTACAAAATCTAATATCATGTCATTAAAATCTATTAGACCATATTCTTTTTTATATCTTTTTAATTCTTCAGAAATTATTATTAGTTTATCATACTCTACGTCTTGATTATGTTCCTGCATGTTAAACTGTTCGTCTATAGATATATTTCTTAACTTCGCTAAATTTATAATTCTTAGGTAATCGCTTTTAGTAGTAAACAAACCAGTCTCTTCGTCATCGTAATCATTGTAGTCTAGAGGTAAATTAATTTTTCTACCAAGATCTTCGTAGTGTCTACGTTGCATTACATTTTCTTTATTCATACCTAGTCTTCTAAATGCTAAAGAGTGTAGTGTTCTAAAGTATGGCAGATCATCTTCTGATAAATTAAATTTATTCATAGCTCTTTCTTTAGCTTCGTTAGCTGCTTTTTTTGTAAATGCAAAATATCCAACTTTGTCAGGATCAGTTTGTTTTAAATACTGTTCTACTTTATTTAGTAAAGTCCAAGTTTTTCCTGTGCCTGGTGGTCCTAGTACAATTGTTTTCATTAGAATGGTGCTTCCTCTTTTAATTTTTTAGGTTTGTAATTATTTTCTGGTTTTTCAAAAGCTTCTACAATCATTACTGTAGGCCTTTTTTGACCTATTGATAATCTTTCGTCTTTGCAATTACAATGTTCTTTTAACATTTGTTGTGTTGGTTGTGGTTTTTCTCCCCATTTTTTTCTTTGTAAATATCCGTGATAAAATTTATTAAAAACAAAATGATGTTTATCTTCTTGCGTCCATACATTACCACGCAATATATCTTCTTTAGTTGTATTTTTTCCTGTTCTATTTGTACAAAATTCTTCTAGATGATCTTGTAGTTGATCTATTAATGATGACCCTTGAGGTGCTTTAACTATCTCTACACCAGCTAATAATAAATCTACATATTTATCAAAATCTACTGGTTTAATACGTGGTGGTTTTTTATTTATTTGTTTTGTTACTGTTCTTCTAAATAATCTTTGATCAATTAAACAATCTATATTGTCTAATTTAACTCTATCACCGTCTACGTTAACCCAATAATAAGGTTCATCTAATTCTACTTTTTGCAAATCACCTAGTTCTGGGAACACAGACTCTCCACCTATACCGAACTTCCTAGTTCTACATAATTTTTTATCGCAATGATTACACATTGGTTCTTCATTACATTTAAAACCTAAATCTTTTTTACTATGAAATTTTATCTTATCTTGAATTGTCTTATCGTCTAAAGGGTTTTCAAAATATTTATAATTGAATTGATTGATTTTATTTTGCCAATCTTCTGGCCATTTTCTTTTAGCATATTGGATGTATTGATATATTACTCTATCTCTTCCATCTTTTAATTTATTTTGTGTGAGTGATTCTATGCAAGGAGGACCGTCGTTAAATTCTGATAATGGTCTTTTTATTTGTAAGTTTTCTAGTGCTTCCGGAGTTAATTTATTTCTTTCGTATAAACCGTAGAAGCCTGTCATTCCTGCTGCCTCTCCGTTTTCTAGGAAGGCATACCTCGTCGTGTCATCCCCCTTAAAATAGGGTAGGTTTAAAAAGTTTCCTGTATCTTCTTCAGATTTTAATTCTACTTGCTTTGGAAAAACTTCTGATCCGCCATAACCTAGCACAGCACTAACTGACAATAATTTGTCTCTCATTAATTGTGCTGTAACAGGTACGGTGGTAAAGCAAAATACATGTGCTCCACCACTTTTAGACCTGAATACCACGAGAGGTAATTTTAATAATTTTATTTTGTTAATTAATTTTTGATGATCAAATCCTGCGTAGGAATCTATATCAATACATCCCCATACACATTTGTTTTGTTCGTTAATTGGAATTATACCAAGACTTGGTCCAACTCCTTGTAAATGATTAATCCACAGATTATCTGTAACGGGTTCTCTTTTAACAAAAGACTTACCCTTAATTTTTTCACCGTCGACACCTTTTTTATCTACGAAAGTGACTCCGTGCGCACGTTCTAATCCTATAAATATTTCTTTAAACCGATTCATAAATTTTTCTTGGGCGTTTCCACTCTCGCTTCCACGCCCAATCCTAGGAACTAACTTTCGTTAGTGATTAATATGGAGAATCCTGTTTGTCCTCGGTGTTATGCTTAACTTGCACCTGACCTTTGTCTAATTTATCAGCAAAGCCTTTTGCAATTGAATAAACATTTTTATCTTCAACGGGACCTACTTTAGACACTTCCCATCCAAACCATGTTCCTTTGTCGTTAGACATCTGAACAGTCTTTAGATTATAAATGTGGCTGTAAGTTGGCGGTGTGAATAAACCGTTCTTACCTTGTAATTTTAATCCCATCATTATTGAATTCCATTTACGACTAATTTTTAATTGAGTCGCTTTCATAGAAATCAAAGCTGTTTGTGGACTGTCTCCTAGAAGAATTACAAAATGATTTGCAGTGTTCTCTAAGTAATTACCATTTGGTAGACGATCTTTAAAAGATTTGTCTCTAGTAGTTTGACTCACGATATCGCTATCAGCGCTGTGAATTGCTACTGGACCACCTTTTCCTTCCCCCCTATCTGCCCACTCTACGTATTTTCTTTCGTAGAATACTGGCAGTACATTTATCCCCTTTGCACCGTCAAAAATTTCATTTGTAACGGTATTTAGAATCATGCCTGGTTCTGCACCTTCGACATATTTTCCATCCCTCTTATTTACTTCTGGAGATAACTGTCCTAAGACTTTAAGAAATGGTAATGCAAGATCTTCTTGCGTCATATTCTTAGAGCCAGCATTTGCGTCAGCTTCAAATAAATTTGTAGCCAATGCACCTGCATTTGTCTTTGTTGTTACTTGGTTCATTGTTATTGTTTCCTTTTTATTGTTGTCTTATTTCCAACAAATATGTTGAAAATTTCCGTTGGCATTTCTTTACCTGCCTCTATACGTTCACGGACTAACGCTTTGAGAGTCATGGGCTCAACCTTGTTATCTTCGTTGCGACCAAAAGATACGGATATCTCATTTTTGATTATATCTCCTAGTCCATTTTGACGAAGCCAGTTAAACGCTTTCTCTCTGTTGGCAACAGTGATTGTAGCGCTATAATTTGGTTTTACATCTACAGATGATCCATCCATAAGTTTAAGATGTGATAAACCCATCTCTGCCATCATGGTTGGAATTACTTCTCCAGATAAATATTCTATTTGTTTTTTCTTGTCTTTCAAAGACTCCTCTTGTACTTCAAGTTGTTGTTGCATAGCTTCTAATCTTTGCACTTGATCTGCAAGAGACTGAACGTTGTCAGTTTTTTTAACGACCTCTTGTTGGTCTTCTTCAAAGTTTATTTCATCTTTGAATTTTATTTGTTGTTTAATGCTCATCTACTTCTCCTTTCTCGTATAAGTTGATTTCAATGGAATAATATTTTCTTTCTTGTTTATCCCATTTTAGCAAATTGTATTTACCGTTTGTTATATCAGAAACAATAGAACACGCTACACCTATAATTGCAGGGTCACCCGTCAATAATAAATAATCTCTAGTTCTATAATTTGCTAATAATTTTCTAAGTTTAAAAATAAGAGGACCTGGTGAAAAAATTATTTGTGAAAGTTCTGGCAATAAAAATTTAAATTTACCATAACTTGCTGCACCCATAATATTTATTTTAGGACGACCTTCTTTAGTTCCTGGTATTTCTTGAATAACATAAACTGTTGGTGTATCAGCAGACTTACTAATATCCTCGTATCGCAACTTATTTTCTTTCATGCCTTGACATATAATACATCATAGGTTATATGTCAACCCATACAGGAGAAAAAAAATGAATTATAAATTTAGAAAAAAACCATATAAGCATCAACTAACTGCTTTAGAAAAATCGTGGAATAAAGAAACATATGGGTACTTCATGGAAATGGGTACCGGTAAAACAAAAGTGTTAATAGACAACATGTCTATGTTATATGATAAAGGTAAGATTGATGGTGCTTTAATTATAGCTCCTAAAGGAGTTGTTAAAACTTGGTATGAACAAGAACTACCTGCACACTTACCTAATCACATAGAGAATGTGACTGTATTGTGGCAACCATTAATTAATAAAAAACAACAAGAAAAATTAGAAAGTTTATTTGAAATAGAAACTGCATTACAAATTCTAGTTATGAATGTAGAGGCGTTTTCTACAAAAAAAGGTGTAGAGTTTGCTCAAAAATTTTTAAATTCACACAGAACTTTAATGGCTATTGATGAATCCACTACAATTAAAAATCCAAATGCTAAACGTACAAAAAGTATAATAGCATTATCTGATCTTTCTAAATATAGAAGAATACTTACAGGCTCTCCTGTTACCAAAAATCCTTTAGATTTATACTCTCAATGTAAATTTTTAAGTCCATGGTTATTAGATTTTTCTTCTTATTATGCTTTTAGAAACAGATATGCAGAAATGAAAACGTTACATATGCATGGTCGATCTATACAAGTAATAGATAAATTTAAAAATTTAGGAGAATTATCTGATCAATTAAAAGGCTTTTCATACAGAGTATTAAAAGAAGATTGCTTAGATTTACCTGATAAAATTTTTATAAAAAGAAATATATCTCTTACTCCTGATCAATTTAAATTGTATGAACAAATGAAAGAAAAAGCAATGGCAGTGCTTAATGGAAAAAGTGTTACCACTGTAAATGCTCTTACTCAATTAATGAGATTACAACAAATAACTTGTGGTCATTTTACTGCTGATGATGGTAGCACACAGCCTATTAAAAATAATAGATTAAGTGAACTAATAGATATTTTAGATGAAACAGAGGGTAAAGCTATTATTTGGGCTCATTATCAACATGACATTATAAATATAATTAAAGAAGTAGTTAAGGTCCATGGTCCGGGCTCCATTGTCGATTATTATGGGTTAACTCCTCAATCGGAACGACAAGATAATATACGTAAATTTCAAGATGACCCTAAGTGTCGGTTTCTTGTTGGAACCCCTTCTACGGGCGGCTATGGAATTACTTTGACAGCTGCAAACACCGTAATTTACTATTCTAACGGATACGATCTAGAAAAAAGATTACAGTCAGAAGATAGAGCACACAGAATTGGACAAAAAAAACCTGTAACCTACGTAGATCTAATTTGTGAAGAGACAGTAGATGAGAAAATCGTAAAAGCTCTCCGTAAAAAAATAAACATAGCATCAGAAGTTTTAGGAGAAGAATTAAAGTCATGGATTTAATAGGATATATACGCGAAGCGCGCTAAAATTTTAAGATACGACTTTTCCACCAGACCATTTCATGTCCGGTAGGCCGTTCTCAAATTTTTTTCCATCATAAGTTAATACTTGTTTTCTGTTTGCACCTTTTTCATTGTAAGACACGTGCACCCATCCGCCTGCTGGATCATTTTTATCGTAGTACTCAAGGATCAGCTGGTCAAAATCTACGTTATTAGAAAGCCAGTAAGCTGTTTGAATATTTGGAACGCCCCCAATTTCTAGGTCGACCGCCTGCCCACGCGCGTGCTGCGATGTCTTTTTGCTGCCGATAGCTTCGCATAATTCTTCTGATCTATAACCTGATGTAATGATAATTGGTTTTTCAAATTTTGCACGAAGTGGTTCTAGTATTTCGTAACAAACGTTTTCTAAGTTTTTAATATCACCGGCTCCTGGGGAATTGTCTATGCCTTTCCGAGTCGCGGTCATACTTTTGGTAAATTCTTCTAATTTAAAATGTTTACTAAGCTGCATGAAAAAATTTTTTATTGTATAATTAAAG